CTAAAAATCAGAAATTATCAGCAACAGATGAGGCCATTCTAAGAATGGAGCCCACTGCTAAAGAAATGAAGAAGCGTCAGCTTGCAAGGCAAGAAGCTACTAACAAGCGCCTGAGAAAAGAAATGAAAGAATCAGGCAAGCGCAATCCTGTTATTGACGCATTTGAAGCTTGGACAAATTACGAAGATGGTGGCGATGTTAAGAAGCCCGGCATTGGCTTCAAGCCGATGGATATGGGCGGCGACATCCCGAATTCGTATCTCGAAGGCATTGGCAACAGCAAAGAAACCACTGTTAAAGGTGGCGGCAAGAAGCCAAAGCCTGTAAAGAAAGCCCAAGGCGGTGCAGTATCCCCTCGCAAGGCGCAGGGCATGATGTATGGCGGCGCGGTCAGAAAGAAGAAGTAATGGAAAAGATTGACGGTCTTACACCGCGTCAAATTCTTGTTAAAGGCACCACACAGGGTGTTGGCAGTCTTACCAATGCTCAGTATGAGAATTACACCCTTCAGATTGAAAACCAAAACAAGGGTGTGCCTAACTATAGCAAGAGCCCTCGTAAATACGCCCGTGGCGGCGAAGTGAGAGGCATGGGTGCAGCCGTCTCTGGGACGAAGTTTAAAGGAGTATTCTGATGTCTGGTATCATCCGCATTGAAATCGACATGAATAGCATTGAGGACATGATGCCCGGTTATGGTGATGGGGATGATGACAACTTTGTGTGCCCTGTTGCGACACAGGACGAAGATATCAATGCTGAGAACAAGCAGGCTGCCGAAAATGATTATTCATACGGCCCTACAACCGCGACATGGGAAAACAAGAACGCCCGTTGCGGCACTTGCTCGTATTTTAACCTACAGTCGTCTATGCTTAATTGCATTTCAGAAGGCCTGGGGCTAGAAGAAGGTATAGGATACTGCGACAAGTTGCATTTTGCTTGCTCTATGGAGAAAGTTTGTAATTTGTGGGAATTAGGTATACCAAAGACAGATGGTGATTTAGAGGACTATCCTTCAGATATGGGCAACCAGAGGGATATTCTATAATGAGGTTGGAACGGGCAGTTGCAGTCAGGGTCCAGCCCTTCAGCCCAGACATGGCGCGAGAATTCCCTCCATTCGCCGCGCCGCGTTGTCCGTTCCAGCACTTTTAAAGGGGAAAGATATGGCTATTGAAAAAGGTATTGGTGCTGGTGGTGATAACATCATCCCAATGATTCCAGAAGAGCAAATCGACATTGTTGAAATGGCGGCACAGCCGGGACAGGTAACAATGGACGATGGTTCTGTCATTATGGGCGATATCTCCGAAGAAATGATGATGCAAGAGGTGCCAATCGAGATTCCTTTTGGCGATAACCTTGTTGAGTACATAGATGAAGCTGATGCTATGTCTATTGCTTCTGATTTGATGGGCGACATTGATGATGACATGGCATCCCGTCAGGATTGGGAAGATACCTACAAGCGCGGCATTGATTTATTGGGCATGAAGTATGAAGAGCGCTCTCAGCCATTTGAAGGCGCTTCTGGCGTTGTGCATCCTCTACTTGCTGAGTCTGTAACACAGTTTCAAGCACAAGCTTACCGCGAGTTGCTGCCTGCTGGTGGCCCTGTTCGCACACAAATCATTGGTGATGAAACGGCTGAGAAGCTGCAACAGGCTGACCGCGTTAAAAACTACATGAATTACCAGATTACCTATGAAATGGAAGAATACGACCCTGAATTAGACCAGATGCTATTCTACCTACCGCTAATAGGTAGTACCTTTAAGAAGATTTACTTCGACCCTCTGCTACAGAGAGCCGTTTCTAAGTTTGTTCACGCTGAAGATTTGGTTGTTCCCTACACCGCGACAGATTTAGCGTCTGCTACGCGGATTACGCATATCGTAAAGATGGACAAGAACGAAATCCGCAAGCTTCAGTTGAGCGGTTTTTATGCAGATGTTGATTTGCCCGGCGATAGTTATGGCGAAGAAGATTATTCTGAAATTCAAGAGTCGATTGATGAAGCTCAAGGCGTAGCACCATCTGGTACTAACGAAGAAATTACGTTGTACGAGGTGCATACAAACCTAGACATCCCCGGCTTTGAAGATATGGACGCGACAGGCGAAGAAACTGGCCTGAAACTACCATATATTGTGACGATTATTGAGAAGAACAACAAGGTCTTGTCTATTCGCCGTAACTACGAGCAATCAGACCCGTTACGCCGCGCCAAGCCGTATTTTGTGCATTATAAATTCTTACCCGGTTTGGGTTTTTACGGTTTTGGCCTGACACACATGATTGGCGGCTTGTCTCAAGCAGCAACCAGCCTTTTAAGACAGCTAATTGATGCTGGCACCCTATCGAACCTCCCAGCAGGGTTTAAGGCGCGTGGCGCTCGTATTCGTGATGAGGATGAGCCATTAAATCCTGGTGAATTCCGTGATATTGATGTCGCGGGTATGGACATCCGCCAATCTTTGATGACCCTGCCATTTAAAGAGCCCTCTCAGACGCTCTACGCGCTTCTAGGAACGCTTGTAGACTCTGGACGTAGGTTTGCGTCTATGGCGGACATGAAGGTGGCTGAGATGGGCGGAGAAACGCCTGTAGGCACTACTATGGCTATTATGGAACGCGGTACGAAAGTTATGTCCGCAATTCATAAGCGTTTGCATTATTCTCAGAAGATGGAATTCAAGCTTCTGGCTAATGTGTTCGCTAAATTCATGGCGCCGATGTATCCTTATGCTATTCCCGGCGCTCCACCAGAAATCAAGATGACAGACTTCGATGACCGCATTGATGTTCTGCCAGTTTCAGACCCGAACATTTTCTCTATGTCGCAGCGTATTGCTCTGGCTCAGACAGAATTGCAGTTGGTTCAGTCCAATCCTGAAATTCATGGCAATGAGCAGGGCTTGTACCAAGCGTACAGGAAAATGTACGAGGCTTTAGGAGTTACCAATGTTGATGCCATACTCCCTCCACCACCTGTGCCTCAACCTACAAATCCGGCTAAAGAGAATCAGGAAGCTATGCGCGGTAAGCCTCTACAGGCTTTCGCAACACAGAATCATCAGGCGCATATCGAAGCGCATCTCGCAATTATTGCAACACCTGTGGCACAGGCTAACGCAACTATAGTTATGACCCTGCAAGGCCATATCCAAGAGCATATTGGGTTTATGGCTGAAGAGATGGCGCAAGCTGAGATTATCAACCAGCTTTCACCTGAAGAGCAAATGCAGCTTCAAGCTTCTCAGGAAGGCATGATGGCTATGCAAGAAGAAGTTGCTTCCCGCGCTGCTGAGATAGTTGGTGAGCTGACAGAGCAGTATGCACAGGCTGTATCACCACCACAACAGCAAGACCCACTTGTGGCAATACGCCAGCAAGAATTGCAGTTACGCGGTATGGATATTGAGCGCAGAGCTAAAGAAGCTGCTGATAAGGCACAGCTTGAGCGTGAGAAGGAAATGAATGACCAGATGGAAGCTGCGGCTCGCATCAACATTCAGAAAGAGGCTTTAGACGAAAAGACTAGGGTTGCAGAAGAGCGCATTCAAACTCAAAGAGATATTGCTGCGCTTAACAATATGACGAAGGGCAAAAAGTAAGTGGAGGGCACTTTATGGAAGAAACTAGGCAGCTAAATTGGACTCTTAAAGATGACTGCTTGGTGATTGATAACTTTTTAAAGCCAGAAGAATGTAAAAGTATTATTGATTACTACGAAGCCGCGGCAAGCAATGGTCATGTTTATCACAAGGTAAGCTTGGAAAGAACTGATAGTGTGTTTTTTGCCCCTTTGGATGCGATGCCTTTGACCTCAGATGCTAAATTGATTAGTTTGGTAACTGACAGAATTTTGAATGTTGGGCTTGGTCAATATTCACAATGCTTTCCAGTTTTAACGTCTTGGCTCAAAAACGCAGCTTTTTCAAATAGCTGTTTTAAAATACAAAAAACCCCAGCGGGCGGAGGATTTCATTCGTGGCACCATGAGCAATCTGACGCTTCTACAATAGACAGGTTTTTGACCTGGACCATATACTTAAACGAAGTTGAAGGCGGAGAAACTGAGTTTTTGTATAGGAAATTTAGGGTAGAGCCGAAACAAGGAAGGTTTTGTATTTTCCCGTGTCACTTTACAACCGTGCATAGGGGAAATCCGCCGTTAGATAAAGATAAATATATTGTTACGGGATGGTTCACTGTTCACTCTGTATCTCCAGACGCATTCAATACATAGGAGGATTAAATGTCAGCAAGTTCACTAAATCGCAAAGTCGCGGAAATAGAAAAAGCCAAGAAAGTGGAGCGTAGAAATGCCCTTATTCAAAGGTACAAGTCAGAAAACGATATCATCAAACATATCGAAGTTGAGGAGCGAGGGGTACCCGCAGAGACAAGCGGTAGCGATAGCCCTGAACCAATCAAAGCCGAAATCCCAAAGGCGAAGCCAAAGAAGCCAGCAGCCAAAAAAGCCAGTCGCTCTAAGAACGGGTGGAGTGGTAAAAGGCTTCTCTCCGATAGCTAGGCCTCAGAGATTCCAAGGTGTGTTCTAATGACATATACTATGGAGAAGATTCTGGCGTGGAAGATTTTACCCCGCGTAATGATGGGCGTGATGACCTGGATGTATATCGAAGTGTTGTACTGGTTTATGGCACTCAGTCCAGAGGCCATGACTTCTCAAGCGACAGCGCTAACTGCAACCGTGACGGGCGCCATGACAGGCGCCTTCGCCGTTTGGTTAGGGCATGAAAAGTAAATGCCTATAGAGCTTCAATATTGGTTGGTGTTTATGGTCACGCTGAATACATTTATAAATGTGATTGTGTTCTTTAGGCACAGGTTCAAAGGAAATGCCAAGAGTTAGCGAAAATACTGAAGTAGCCCTGCCGCTACGGAATATCATCAGCATGATTGCTGGTGCGTCCGTAGCCACATGGGCATATTTTGGTATTATTGAGCGGCTCAACCAGATTGAGACTAACATCACCATGATGAATTCTGATGTTACACAGAACACAGACTTCCGCATCAAATGGCCTCGCGGTGAGATGGGTTCTCTGCCAGCCGATTCCGAACAATTTATGCTAATAGAGCATATTGCTGGAGAGCTAGAAAAGCTTGCCACAGAGATAGAAGAAGGCCGCGCTCCATACGACCAGCAACAAAAGCTTACCCTAGAGTTTTACGAAAAGCGCATATCTAATTTAGAACAACGCCTAGAGGCGCTTCGCAATGGTGACTGAGTTAACATTCGTTTTATTGCTTGTTATTTCAGGCGAGAGGTTAGAATTTACGCCGTATGATAACCTTTCTGAATGTCTTTCCACTAAGCGCAAAATTGAAAGAAAAGTAGGTCGCTATCAAAAGGACTTTAACAAGCGATGGACTTGTAAAGAGATGACAGTTAAAATGCAAGACGGGGCTATCTTAGAAATTATTGAATAGCTGGAGGGTTTGTTTGGAGTAAAGAATGGACCCCGCAACCGCGATAGCCATAGCCACTGCCAGCTTTAGCGCTCTTAAAAAGGGTTTTTCCCTTTCCAAAGATGTCTATTCTATGGCATCTGATATCGGCAAGTTTATGGATGCCATAGACTCCGTAAAAAACACCCACAAAGAAGAAAAGAAAAAATACGGCAGCGTTGGTGAAGAGGCGTTGCAAACATTTATGTCACATAGAAAAGCTCAAGAGATGGAAAATGAGCTTAGAAACTTTTTAATTGCTAATTATGGATTTAATGCTTGGCAAGATGTTTTGCGAATACAGGCAAAGATACGCAAAGAAAGAATAGCCATGAAAGAAAAAAGAAAGAGGCAGATAGAACAGGCTGTAGAAATAGCTTTCGCAGTTCTTGTTGGTGTGTTGGGTTTACTTGCTATATATTTATTTGCTATGTACTTAAAAGGGTAGGAGGTTCACATGCTACAAGCTTTAATAGGCCCAGCCACTGAAATAATTGGTAAGTTCATTGAGGACAAAGACCAAAAAAATAAATTGGCGCATGAAATCGCCACTATGGCGGAAAAACATGCTCAAGAGTTGGCAAAAGGCCAAATGGCTATTAACGCTGAAGAGGCGAAGCACCGAAACATCTTTGTAGCAGGCTGGCGCCCCTTTATTGGCTGGACTTGTGGTCTTGCGTTATTCGCGCACTTCATTTTATTTCCTTCAGCAGATGTAATTACCGCCTATCTTGGATATGACGCAGTTTCATACCCTGCCTTTGATATGGATAGCTTAATGACTATATTGTTAGGTATGTTAGGTCTTGGCGGAATGCGTAGCTTTGAAAAGTACAAAAAACTAACTAAATAAGCTACGCCTGGAGGGGTTATGGACGCAATAGCATTAACTGAACATTTATTAAAGAACATCCGACAGCAGAAGGATGACTATGCAACTATGCTGTCGAATGGTGCGGTAGAGAATATGGAAAACTACCGCTTCATAGTGGGTCAAATACGCGGACTGACTTACTGTGAAGATGAAATAAGAGCCGCGATGAGAGGGGTCATTGAAGATGGCTAAAAAACTATTCGTGCCTGAAAGGGTTGCGGCTAACATGAAGTCTGATGCGCCACAGACTGAAATACCAAAGGCGGTGCAGAAAGCTCTTCCTCCAGAAGAGGAGAACAAGAACACAGAAAACCCATCAGAGATGGACGCATCCGCGCTAGAGCGGCGTCCTGACCCTGTAGGTTCTCGCCTTCTGGTTAGTCCTTATTACCCACCAGCGAAAACAAAAGGCGGGATTTATATCCCAGACGCCACTCGTGATAGAGAAGCGTTTGCGACTGTTGCTGCCTACGTTGTTAAGGTTGGTCCAGACGCCTATAAAGACCAAGATAAGTTTCCATCAGGCGCGTGGGCTTCTGAGAAATCATGGGTACTTATGGGCAGATATGCTGGGAATAGGTTTAAAGTGGACGGTCTTGAGGTAAGACTGATAAATGACGATAACATTATCGCCACTATACTTGACCCATCAGATATCTCGTATGTATAAAAATACTGGAGGCATATTATGAGTATTGAAGAAATGCAAGAAGCTGAAGATAATTTCAAATTCGATGTTGAGGATTCTGATGATTCCTACACTGAAGATTCTGAAAAACAACCCGAACAATTGTTCGACTCTTCAGATGATTCATCCGATGACGGGGCGTCTGAAGATGATTTAGAGAATTATAGCGGCAATGTGCAGAAGCGCATTAATCAGCTAACAGCCAAGCGTAAGCAGGCAATGGAAGAGGCAGAAGCTGCGTATCAGTACGCGCAGCAAGTCGCTGAAGAAAACAAGCAAATAAAGGCTCGCTTAAATCAACTGGACCAAGGCTACACCAATGAATACGGTGCCCGCGTTGAGTCTCAGATGGAGCAAGCTAAAAAGCTGCTTAGAGAAGCCCGCGATATTGGCGACATTGATAAAGAGACAGAAGCTGTTTCTTTGCTGCAACGTCTTGCAATTGAACAGGAAAGAGTCCGCGTTCAAAAGCAGAGAGCGGAACAGCAAGTCAATGTTGAGCAGCAGCCGCCGCAAATGCCGCAAAGGCAGGCTGTACCGCGTGAACAGGATTTAGACCCAAAGCTGCGCTCTTGGATGTCTAAGAATGATAGCTGGTTCAATAAAGATATGGTTATGACAAGTGGCGTTAAAGCCATACATGAGCATCTTGTAGGCGTTGAAGGGTATGACCCTACAAGTGACGAATATTACGCGGAAATTGATAAGCGTATGCGTAAAGAATTCCCGCACAAGTTTCAGTCGCAACGGCAGAACGCCCAAACTGTTGCGCCTGCGTCCTCTGGACGGTCTGTGAAATCAGGGCGGAAAAAGACGGTGGAATTAACACCAGGTCAAGTGGCTTTCGCTAAGAAGATGAATATTCCTCTTGAGCGGTACGCAAAAGAAGTCGCAAAACTAGACACAAGGAGTGCATAATGGTTGACCGCGCAAGCCGGGATTCGCAAACCCGTGAAAAAACAGCGAGAGTTGCAGATTGGAAACCGCCTTCAACTTTGGAAGCCCCAGAAGCCCCAATTGGTTTTAAGCACCGTTGGATCCGTGAGTCCGTAATGGGCTACGATGACAAAAATAACGTACATAAGAGGCGTAGAGAAGGATGGGAGCTTGTAAGAGCGGAAGACTATCCTGATTTTGATGCACCTGTTGTTGACGAAGGAAAAAACGCTGGCGTGATTGGCGTAGGTGGTCTTGTTTTAGCAAGAATACCTGAAGAAATTGTGGAACAACGTAATTCTCATTATCGTAATGTTACTGCTAATCAAATGGATGCTGTTGATAGGGATTGGATGCGTGAATCAAATTCAGCCATGCCTAAACTACAGCCTCAGAGAAGCAGTTCAGTCAGTTTTGGATCTAATAATAAATCCAAAAGTTAATTTTTGGCAAATGGATTTAGTAAATCACCCAATTGAAAATATCTTTGAGGCCAATG